TATTGCTGGGTGTCTTGGCCTATGTTGGGCATGAGAAGGCATCTGAGATACAGAGACTCAACATTTTGATTAACAAAACTAGAGAAGAGGTGGCCCGTGATAACGTCACTCAAGCAGAAATGGACAAGTTTGTTGAGCACATTGACCAACGCTTTAACAAGCTTGAAGCAAAAATTGACCGGCTTATTGAAGCGAGGTAAGTAATATGGTTGCTCCGTTAATTGGCTCTGCAGCAAGAATGGTTGGTAAAAAGCTTGCTAAAAAAATTGCAGAAAATCCACAAAAATCTCTTTTAGGTGGAACAGGTGCCACTCTTGGTACAGGCACTTATCTTCTAGATGCTACCGCAGATAAGTCGTATGAAGGCCCTACAGTTCGGGATCAAATTAAAGATTTTGTAAAAGACAAGCCCGGGAAAGACAAAGAATCAGAAAAGAAAAAAGATTCTGAAAATGTAGAAAAAAAGGCAAAAGGAAATTCTGGCGGTGCAGATTCTGATGGCATGAAAAAAGGTGGTTCTGTATCTTCGGCTTCTAAACGCGCAGACGGTTGCGCAATGCGTGGTAAAACTAAAGGAAGGATGGTTTAAAAATGGGTATGAAAGAAATAATGGGGACACTTAGCCCTGTATATGGAATGGCAACTGGTAAAGGTATGTTTGGTAACGCTGTTGGGTTGTTACCCGCAATTGCTAAAGACATGCGTGATGATAAAGCTGAAGAAAAGAAAAAAGCTGCTATGGCGGCTCAAACAGGTGCGCCTGCCCAGCCCGGTATGAAAAAAGGCGGTTCGGTATCTTCGGCTTCCAAGCGAGCAGACGGTTGTGCAATGCGTGGTAAGACCCGTGGAAAAATGGTGTAAGTATGTTAAAGAAACTTAGCAGAATGTTGGGTATTGGTACAAGAGGTTCTGGAACAATGACAGCAACCTCAGAGCAAAATGCAAACGCAACGGATCCAAACATTGAAAACCCACAAGCAGTTTTAAATTCTATGATGGGGAACCAATTGAGCGGTACTGGAAGACCGGGGTTGCACTCAATTCTGTTGATGAAAAAAGGCGGTAAGGTAAAGTCTGCTTCTGCCCGGGCTGATGGTATAGCGATTCGGGGTAAAACTCGTGCCTAGCGTATCAGCCAAACAAGAAAGATTTATGCAAGCGGTGGCTAATAACCCAAAGTTTGCAAAAAAGGTGGGCGTACCAACGTCCGTAGGTCGTGAATTTACGAAAGGAAAAGACATGAAAAAGATGAAGAAAATGGCTGGTGGCGGTATGCCGATGGGTCCAGATGGTAAGCCTACTTTTGTCGGTGATGGCAAAGGCAAGATGGCTAAAGGTGGCATGGCTAAAGCCAAAATGGGTCCGTCTAAGATGGGCAAAGTGGCGACTGGTAAACCTGCTATGGGCAGCGCCTCCAAGCGAGCCGACGGTGTTGCCATAAAAGGCAAGACCAAAGGCAAAATTCTTGCCAAGGGTGGCATGACCAAAATGCGTATGGGCGGAGCCTGCTAAATGATGCCCAGCCGTGGTATGGGGGCGATTCGCCCCTCTAAAATGCCAAAGGCCAAGACGATTACCCGCAAGGATAATCCGAACAAGGTCAAGATGTATGCCGAAGGTGGTAAGGTCTCTAAAGTAAATGAGGCTGGCAATTACACCAACCCCGGCATGCGTAAGCGCCTGTTCAATCAAATTAAAGCATCTGCTACGCAAGGTACTGCTGCAGGTCAATGGTCTGCGCGTAAGGCACAACTACTGGCTAAAAAGTACAAAGCCGCAGGTGGGGGGTATAAGTGAGTGGACTCGCCAAAAGCCAGCGCAGCCTCAAAGCGTGGTCAGCCCAAAAGTGGCGTACAAAAAGTGGCAAGCGTTCCTCGGACACGGGCGAGCGCTACCTCCCAGAAAACGCCATCAAAGCCCTCTCCCCGCAAGAATACGCCGCGACCACCCGTGCCAAAAGGGCGGGCAAAGCCAAAGGAAAGCAGTTTGTGGCACAGCCTAAAAGCGTGGCTAAAAAAGTTGTTCCGCATAGGAAAATAGGATGACCACATCGGGTACTTCTGGTTTTAACCTAGACCTCAACGATATCGTCGAAGAAGCTTTTGAGCGTGCGGGGGGTGAACTGCGTACGGGTTACGAACTGCGCACGGCGCGGCGTAGCCTGAACCTGTTATTTGCTGATTGGGCAAACCGGGGTATCAACTTGTGGACGGTTGAGCAAGGCTCAATTATTTTGACACCGGGGCAGATCAGCTATGCCCTACCTACCGATACGGTAGATCTGCTGGAACACGTAATTCGTACTCAAGCCAACGTCTCAGCCACACAGGCTGACTTGACCATTACCCGTATCAGCGTATCAACCTACGCCAGTATCCCAAATAAGCTTCAGCAAGCCAGACCAATTCAGATCTACGTAAATCGTCAAACCGGGGCTTCTAATCTGTTTGCGGGCACTTTAAATGGCACGATTACAGCCACGGATACATCAATAACTTTAACTTCTGTAGTTGGTTTAGCGGCACAGGGGTTTATTAAGATTGATTCCGAAATTATTTATTACACGTACATAACCGGAAACGTATTGTCAAATTGCTTCCGCGGACAGGCCAATACAACTGCTGCGCCACACACAACCGGAGCGTCTATTTACGTAACTAACCTTCCTAACGTCTCGGTGTGGCCTGCCCCTGATTCATCGCAGCAATATACCTTGGTTTACTGGCGTTTAAGACGTATCCAAGACGCAAGCAATGGCCTTACTGACTTTGATATACCTTTTCGATTTCTACCCTGCCTTGTAGCGGGGTTGTCTTACTACATAGCTCTTAAGATTCCTGAAGGGCGGGAGCGTTTGGTAGACCTTAAATTGATGTATGACGAGGCATGGGAGTTTGCCGCAGGTGAGGACCGTGAAAAAGCGGCAGACCGTTTAGTGCCAAGACAGATGTTCATAACGTAATATGGGTAACAGGTTTGCAAGTGGTCGGATTGCGATTGCTATATGTGATCGGTGTGGGTTTCAGTACAAGTTAAAGGAGTTGAAAGAGCTTGTAATTAAGACCAAAAACATCAATATGTTGGTGTGCCGGTCTTGCTGGGATCCAGATCAGCCGCAGTTGCAGTTAGGTATGTATCCGGTGGATGACCCCCAAGCGTTGCGTAATCCGCGCCCGGACAGCAGTTATAGGCAGGCAGGCTTGACAGGTTTACAGATTGATATCGGTGGAGGGCCTTTAGGTACGGGCGATTCTTCCGGCGGTAGTAGAATTATCCAATGGGGTTGGGCGCCTGTTGGGGGATCAAGGGCAAATGATGCTGGTTTAACGCCCAACAACCTTGTTTTGGGTATTTCACTAGGTACAGTAACAGTAGTAACTACTTAAGGAGCACATATGAAACATTCAGATATATCAAAAGACAAGCCGATGATGGAAAAGGTGGCTAAGAAGGCCGTCAAAGGCCATGAGGTCAAGATGCACGGCGTTAAAAAGATGGCTAAGGGCGGCAAAACCAATGCTCAAATGAAGCAATTAGGCCGTGGGCTGGCAAAAGTTGCCAACCAAAAGGTATCGTCCTTTACCTATAAAAACGCTGGGAGGGGTCGTTAATGGATACGCCAGTTAAGCAAGTACCTATCCCGCCAAATAATAACGGGTACCCTAACAATATCCCTAACACGCAGACACAGCGGACTCGTGGTACTAAAAACACGACCCGTGGGAATAGTCATAGCAAAAAGATGGGCTAATGAATTACACGCAACTGACTGCCTCGATTAAGGCTTACTGTGAAAACGACTTCCCACAGGCTGTGGGAGCGGGCGGTCTTACGTCCGCAGAGCAGATTGCTCGGTTTGTACAGCAGGCAGAACAGCGGATTTATAACTCTATTCAGTTTCCTGCCCTACGGAAAAACGTAACGGGTAATGCAACGGCAAGCAATAAGTACTTGGCTACCCCGGTGGATTGGCTGGCTACGTTTTCTCTTGCAAGGATTAACGCTGACGGAAGCTATAACTACCTGCTAAATAAGGATGTGAACTACATCCGTGAGGCATTCCCGTTCCCGGCTACCACAGGTGCGCCAACGCACTACGCCATTTTTGACGAAAATACGTTCATCCTTGGGCCGACCCCAGACGCTTCTTATGGTATGGAGTTGCACTATTTCTATTACCCACAGTCGATTGTGACTGCCGGTACATCATGGCTTGGGGACAACCTTGACTCACTGTTGCTTTACGGCTCTTTACTTGAGGCTGCATCATTTATGAAGTCTGAGGCAGATACAGTAAAGAATTACATGGATCGGTACAACGAAGCATTTACGATGGCTAAACAGCTTGGCGAAGGAAAAGATCGTCAGGATATGTACCGAACACCTCAAATACGTTATCCGGTGAAATAAATTGGCATTCCAAGGAAACTTTACCTGTAATTCGTTCAAAGAAGCCTTGTTTAAGGGCGACGTGGACTTCTTGGTGGATACCATCAAGATCGCCCTGTACGACAACACGGCAACCCTAAACGCTTCGACTACGGCTTATACGACCACAGGTGAAGTTGTAGCAACAGGCTACACGGCTACAGGGAATACCCTAACCCCATCGGTAACTTTAGGTTCTGATGGCATAGCCTACGTAGACTTTGCCGATACCTCTTGGACTGCGTCTATTACAGCCCGTGGTGCGTTGATTTATAAGAGTGGCGGTACGGCTATCTGCGTTCTGGACTTCGGTTCAGATAAGACTTCTGTTACGACATTCACAGTTC